TGACCTGAGGGTCACCGGTGATGTACACATCCTGGGCACCCACCGACACGAGCTCAATTAAAGCGGCAGACATTTATTAATAAATGATATTAAAATTTTCGCTCAATATAAACATATGGTAGTGTTCCAAGCTTTGACATGGGAGGCGAGAGACACGGATGACGAACATCTTATCAGTATTTTGGGTAAAACCGAAGATGGTAAATCTGTCTGTGTGACGACAGTGTTTGAACCCTACTTCTTTGTGAAGTTACCCCGTGGTACAACCCAACAAGAAGTGAGGCTTCTGTACAACGATCTCGAAAAACTCCGCCCAGATCACGTGACGAGTTATAGTCTCACACAACAGAAAGATGTTTGGGGATTTCAAAATAATGAGAAGTTTGCGTACATGCGCCTAAACTTCAAGACCCTCGCAGATCGTCGGAAGGTGAATTCTGTTTTCATGTACAACGATTCATTCAAACAATATCATGTTTATGAATCTAACCTAGACCCTGTCCTGAGGTTGATGCACCGAACGGGAATTCAGTCGACTGGGTGGCTTGATACTGGATCTGAATGTGTACGATCCCATCTCGCTAATGTGGATATTGATCTCTGGTGTAACGACTGGACAACGCTTAAATCAGTGGATCGCGATGACATTGCCCCCTTCGTAGTGGCATCTGTTGATATCGAGTGTAATAGTTCCACTGGAAAGTTTCCGGATGCAGACATTCCTGGTGATGCTTGTTTCCAGATTGCAGTTTCATTGTGTACGTTTGGGAGCGATGAACCATATGAGAAAGTTTGTCTCTGTTACAAGAAAACAGAAGGTCCGGGTGTGGTAAGTTTCGAAACGGAACGTGAAATGCTCGAAGCCTTTCAGAAGTACATTCAAAAAAAGGATGTAGACATCATCACTGGTTGGAATATTTTTGGTTTCGATCTTGAGTATATCTACAAGCGAGCGATGTTTACGAAATGTTCTTCATCGTTTTACAATTTGGGTAAGTTGCGTGATACCCCAACTGAACTTTTATTGAAAAAGTTGAGTTCGAGTGCTCTAGGTGATAACTTCTTGAAGCTTCTCCCAATGTCCGGGCGTTTCATTTTCGATATGTTTCATGAAGTGAAGAAGGGGTACAAACTCGATTCGTACAAATTGAACGAGGTCTCGAAACTGTACCTTGGAGACCAAAAGATCGATATGCCCCCAAAGGAAATGTTTGCTCGATATGTGGAAGGTGATCCCAAAAAATTGGGTGAAGTTGCGGAGTATTGTATCAAGGATACTCTTCTTCCACACAAACTCATGAAGAAGTTGTGTACACTCCTGAACCTCCTGGAGATGGCGAAGGCGACATGGGTACCCCTCTGTTTCTTGGTTGAACGGGGGCAGCAGATTAAAGTCTTCAGTCAGCTCACGAAGAAGGCTCGTGAATTGGGATACATGGTACCAACGATTAAATATGGATCTCTCCCGGAAGAACCATATGAAGGTGCGACCGTACTCGACGCACAAAAGGGTGCCTACTATACCCCGATCACAGCTCTAGATTTCGAAGCGCTGTATCCCTCGATCATGATGGCCCATAATCTATGCTATTCGACATATGTCATGGATGAAAGGCGTTATGGGAATATACCTGGGGTAAAATACGAAACATTCAAGATTGGTGAAAAAACCTACAAGTTTGCCCAAGATGTTCCTAGTCTCTTACCCAGTATTCTTCTAGAGCTCAAACAGTTTCGTAAAAAGGCAAAGAGGGACATGGCGGCTGCGACTGGTGGTATGAAGGAGGTATACAATGGTAAGCAGTTGGCATACAAAGTCTCTATGAACTCTGTGTATGGTTTTACTGGTGCTGGTAAGGGAATTCTTCCATGCGTCCCGATCGCATCAACGACGACATGTCGTGGTCGTGAGATGATCGAGGAGACTAAGAACTACGTCGAGAAGAACTTTCCAGGTGCCAAGGTTAGGTATGGTGACACAGATTCCGTCATGGTGGAGTTTGATGTTGGTGATCGCACCGGAGAAGAAGCTGTCAAGTACAGCTGGGAAATTGGTGAAAGAGCCGCAGAAGAGTGTAGCGCCCTCTTCAAGAAGCCTAACAACTTGGAACTCGAGAAAGTATATTGGCCTTATTTTTTGTATTCGAAGAAGAGATATGCCGCCAAACTTTGGACACAGGGGAAGGATGGGAACATGCACATGGACTACATAGACATCAAGGGACTTCAAGTTGTTCGCAGAGATAATACACCACACGTGAGGGAGGTTTGTAAAGAACTTCTCGATGTCGTCCTCACATCAAACGATCCCGGGCCACCAAAAGAACTCGCCAGGGAGCGAGCGATCGAGTTACTCACTGGTGATGTTCCGAACGATAAGCTCGTTTTGAGCCAGTCACTATCAGATACTTACAAAGTCAATGGTATGCCTGTATCGATCACGAGCCCGAACAGTGTAGATATCAACCAATCACATGTTCAGGTTGTGGTCAAGATGCGACAGCGTAAACCCGGGTCAGAGCCACAATCTGGGGATCGTGTACCATATCTTCTCACAAAGACTGAAAATCCAAAGGCTAGGGCTTTTGAAAAATCAGAAGATCCCAAGTACGTCGAGGAGAATAATATCCCAGTGGATTACCTGTACTACTTCGAGAATAAGTTTCTGAACCCAGTATGCGATCTTCTCGATCCACTGTTCGAAAACACGAAGCAGGAGATTTTCGGTGAGATTATCGAACAACATCGACCAGTGAAGAAAAAGTTGGGACCAGCTTTGAGTGCCATGAAGAAGGAACAACTCGTCGAAGAGTGTAAGAGACTAGGTCTCGAAGATACGGGGAAAGTTGCAGAAATGCGAGAGAGGATTAAAGAATCGAGGACGAAGAAGCAAGACTCCATCCAAGACCTATTTAAAAATTACGAGCAAAGAAATAACAAGGAATGAGTCTCTACGAGAAAATCGGTGATCTCATCGATGAAGAAGTCAATCAACGACTTGTTGCGATGATGAATGAATATGTCGATATCATCTCAAAGAAGCATGGAATTTCAGCTGAGTTACTTTTGAAAGACATACCAGAACCTTTCACAGGGTCGATATGTAAAGGGATCAAAAACGATGGCCGAAGATGTCCATACAAAGCTGTGTATAACGGTTTCTGTAGACATCATACGAAAAATAGCAATCGTGGTGAGTTTCGGGTAATTCCTAGAACAAATAGTCATATACATGGCCCCGATCAGATGTATGTCAAGGGGTGTCCAGGTTGCGAGGTTTCAAAAGAGCTTATAGATTTGAATACCATGATTGGTAATGAGTAAATCCGGTATTCTACTAACATCCATAAACACCTTCTATGACGACGAAAAGAACCGAACTAAATTGATGTCTGTTCTAGATAAATCGAGTGGTATTTCACTCCGAAATTTGGAATGGTTTATCACGAACTATGCAAAGAAAAACAATACTTCATTCAAGACGAATGATGGAAAACTCTTCACAGTCCATTGTGCGTACAAATCGAGTCTTGATGGATACAGTAAAAAACTTTTTGATCCATTCTGTCGAGCAGAAAAATTTGCATATACGATTCCTGGGACATCTCATGAAATTCAAACGACATTGGCGCAGTTGAATTTCATCAAATGGTGTATCAAGAATAACATCATTGATTATATCGCATCAAATAGATCAACTCTGTTTAATAAATAATTCGAGCTTCTCCATTCCTGATTATCATCATATTGTAACTTTTTGCTATGATTATAACCTGCTTGGGGAAATAGATTGGTTCAACCCCGAAAACTTCAATGTAATTATCGTCGAAGTCGAACGTTCCATGTTTTCCATCGTACTCGAGTTCCATGGTGACTCTCGCATCTTTTATCGTACTGAAATTGAGATGACCCGATGGCCTTAACTCATCTGGATACAAAGCAAAGCTGTACATATTGATGTTACGGAAGTTTGGGGAGCGTTTATGATACAAGTTTGGTAAAGATGCTGACAGGAACATATTTGAACCTGTCGTCTTGTCTAGAATTTGTGTACCATCACAATCGAGTGTTGTTGTTTTCTGCTTTGAATACATGAGGGGAACATTCTTCTTAGCTCGAACCCATTTGTTGAAAATGGATTCTGGGTAAGCCACCGTGAGCTGTGTGATTAGGAACTTGAGATTGTTATTCCTCGTTTCTGACAACGACGTGATATTTACATATGTCGTGAGTTTGGAGATGATGTCTGTCTCATCTTCTTGAGCAATCGTCGGGTCTTTCAGAGCCTCTAACAAATAGTAGAAGTATCCTCCCCATGCAGCTTTAAAATCGGTATTTTGTAGTTCTGCACTGGTAGTACCAGAAGTTAAAAGTCCCAGCAGTGTGATGATGGTACCAGATAATGTATCCAGGTAATTCGTTATCGCGTTGACAGCTGTGGTGTGATTCAAAGAACCAGGTGTGCGAAATTCGTTCAGTAATGTAAGCTGGTCGTCTTCCCATATATCATCAAACCTAATAAGGAGTTCTACGAGAATGTTTCTATCGACTGGATCTGTTACATTAACAGGTGCATCAGTTATTGTGTCACTCAAACCAACATTTACAGTCTGTAGATAAAAATTCAACCCTTTCATATATGTAGTTAACACCCGCTTATAATATTCTTCTGTCGTAGATGATGAACCACCTACAATATCACCGAGTTTTTGTAATATATCCCTCTGTTCCTGACCCCAAAATTTGTACCCATTAAGGGTGTTCACATCTTGTTCAGTTAATGTGTAAGTTGGATCTAATAAGGAAAATGTGTTGATGTATACCATTAAAATACCACTGATATAACCAGTTAATTGAGATATGTACAGCGAATCGCCCCCTGAAGGAGTTTTCAAAGTATCTAATGTATTAAGCTGATCATCTTCCCATATCGGTATTGTTTTGATTCTGTCTATGATGGGTGTTCGTTCTAGTTCAGATGGAGGTAGGTTGGTAAGTGTATAATTTACACCATTGACCAAGTAATTTATTTCATCTGGAAGATTATTGAGATAAGCTACTAACGCATTAATCACACTTTGCTCCCCTATGAAACCAGGTGCAATTTGTCGCAAATCGTTCAAATTGTAGTATTTTTCTCCCCACAAATTCAGTGAAATTATCCCATCTATGACATTATTTTGATCGAACTGGGTGTATCCCGTCATATTGGGAACGTTTTCCTCAATTCCTTTTTGTTTTAGTGCGGCTATATAATTCGCGTCATTGGATGATGATGGTGTGCGCAATAAATTCAATAACCCGAACGCTTCATCACTCCACGCGTGTGAAGTGGCTATACCCAACATAATTGGGTCACGTTCCGCTGCGGTGGCGGGTAAACTATCAAGTACCCCATTTATCCCCCCCTTTAGAGCATTCAGTCTAAACTTGAGTGTTGGTATCGCACCGAGAATACCAGTTAAATATCCAGTTAGGATTGGTGCATATGTTTCATCGTCGTTATCGTAATCCAATACAAGTTTAATGATATCATCACCCCATATCGGCGTTTGACGCAAAACCTCTACACTTGCGATGCGTTGTTGAGATGTAGTACCTGGAAAATCACCGATTACATCTAACATACCCTCATTTAAAAATTGTACACCTGTGACCTTAGCATTCGTGTATACACGTAGTCCGAATATGAGGTTAGTTTCGGTATTTGTGTTTGCAAAGATAGAGTCTTTTAGTGTATTTAAATACCCTTCCTCTGTCGCAGTCCAGAAATCGGGTATGGCAAGTAAAGTATCTACTATAAACACACGATCGGTTCCACTTGTCTCACCTGCGAGACTGGTTAGTGCCGCGTCCACACTCGTTTTCACACCACCGAGTTGATTGTATACACCATCAAGATATGCTTTAAGACCTGTTATGGTAGCTGCTTGTGTATTGATTATATCTGTGTCATTACCCGGATTTATAAGTAAACTTTTAAGTAAAATTTTAAGTTGGGCACTTTGTGGGTTATTTTCTGGGTCACCCCATAATGTAGCCCCAAGTTTGAGTAATGCACCTACGATTCTCGCACGTAGATACTCCGATTTACCTGGGATACTATCCAACACTGCTTTCATCCCCAGTTTTATGATGTCAAATTCTGTTTTGGTATTATCGAGAAATTCTATCAGTTTCGTAACCGTAGCAACCTGGTCAGTAGCACCTGGTTTGAGTTCAGACAAACCACTCAAGTAGTAACTCGCCGTTGTGAGGTGGGCACGAAGTCCAAAGATGAGTAGTTCTTCTTCGGGTAGATTAGTGGATTTTAGGAGTTGTAATATACCCACCTGTTCCTCACCCCAAAACTTGGGTATATTGGGTATAGTAAGAAGATTGTTATCGATGATATTTATCCGTGTATCTACATCTGTCTGACCTATGAGCGCATTTAGATTTGAAGTTGCATTTATTTGTGAAGTAATAATTTGACTGGGGATACTATCTAAATAGGTTTTAAGTGCTGTTATATATTCAGCTTCCGTTGTCGTGTTTATAGAAGGGTCCTTGAGTTTGTTCAAGTATGTCGTGTACGTATTCGTTGGTCCCCAGTAAATAGCTTGAAGCATAGCGTCTATTGCAGCAGTTCGTACATCTCCATCTTCCTCACCCACGAGCGAATCCAAAGCGGTAGTTACGACTCCTCCCCATACTGGAATGAGTTTGAGAATAGTGAGTCGTTCTTTTTGTGCGTCTGTATATTGATCGAGCTTGTAAAGTTCATTTAAAATAGAAATTTGTTCATCCGACCAGTTTCCGGTTTTCTTGGCTATAAAGAAGAGTTCCTTAACACAATTTTTAAAATCTAATTTGAAATCACCTACTTTGGATTGTGGTTCTATCATGAATTCATTTCGCTGTCTCTGTTCAAATAAGATATCAATTGGTTTACTGCGTAGCATACAGCGTTCTGTTGTATTCAGATGAACGAGTTCCAAATTTATTTTGAAATCACTCAACTCTAGACGTTCTGTCAACTGATTATTTGCGTGGGGGTCCCATAGATTATCACCAAATAGTTCTTGTGTCGCAAACACAACATCGATAGTGGGTCGGAGTTTTATCCGAAGAGACAACTCTTGTTCACGTAGAGCACATAAAGGAAATCCATGTCCGGGACGTTTATGAAAATAGAATGGAATACCAATTCTATATTCGTCAGTACTGAAAGGGTCTATACCTTGTGTATTATACTGCCCATCGTAAAACTCCTGTAAAAATTCTCCATCAGAACTTCCCTGAAAATGTTTACCATGAAGCATGTCTATACTCGACCTATAAGATTCAGGTACCTGAAATTCTCTCTCTATGAATATATCGTCCGAGGTAACCGTATCAATTTTTTCATCACCTACATACAATTCTACATAATCAATGACAGAAATACCAAATATATCAATGGGTGAAATATTCGAACCTAAATTCGACACGTGTACGGGATTCACGACAAACGAAATAGTAATGTCTTGTAAAATATCTCCATACTTTTGAGGAATTGGTACATCTAAAAAATCATCCGTGTACACACCTTCCGGAAAAGAAATTTTGTAATTTTCCGATGCGTGGCTTGTATGTTTACTATACCTTTTAGTGAAGAAGGAGAATGA